TTTGGGGAAATTTTCGCCGCTGTCCTGTGCGTAGTTATCAACATTTATTGTGGCATGCGAGAACCCCCGCGGATAGGTTTCGTAAGCGTTTCCGTTGCTGCCGGTTATTAATAATGAGTTCTGAAGGTCATATCCTCCGACGTCGAGACCGCCTGCTAATGTCCCCCCGATCAGCTTTAAATAGCTGGAATCGTGGTCATGCTGAGCCGGAGCATATTCTACGAAATCAGCTCCCACAACATGCAGGATAAGCCCATCGTTCCCGAACGGCTCGTAGAAAACGATGTCGCCCGCGTTTGCCGACAGGACGGCGTCAGCAAGAAACAGCCAGCCGGTGACGTACCCGTCCGGGCGCTTCACGCGCGCCCGGCGCCCGTTTACCGCCGACACTATCCCGCGTTCCATCAGTAATCCCCCTTAATAGGTTTGCGCAGGCCCAGGCGCATGCGCAGGTTCAGCATGTCGTGCCGCACGCTGTCGACGCAGTACCGCCCGGAAAAACTGCCGTAGTTTTGTATCTCGACCACGTTCCCCGCGGCGATCCCGTCGTCAAAAAGGACCGTGACCGCGCCGAACGTTTCCCGCCGGTTCGCCGCGCGAAGAAATCCTTTGGCAAACCGCTCCGCTTCGCCCTGCGACGAGACCGGCGTTTCTACAACCAGGGTCCCGCCGGCGATCCTCCCGTCGGCCCACCTGCCCGTGATCTGCCCGTTTGCGCCTACGTACTGCACCGTGACCTCATGGAGCAACCCGGCGTCCGACGTGCCGAACTCGGGCGCCGTCATGTCTTCCGGTTTCAGGCAGGCCACCGGGCCCGCCTGTTCGAGTTTCCTTTCGTTCAGCAGGAGAAACCGCCCGTCGAAGGCCTTCAGCGCGGCCGATTCCCGCCTACAGAGGAATTGGATAGCAGCCGGGACCGTCGCGGCCACGCGGTCGAACCGGGCGTACAGGCGGTCCGGGACACCTGAAAGCTCCGCGGTCATGCCGACCTGCGTCGCCATACGCGATACGAGCTCCGATAACCGGATATTCTCCCAGCCCTCCGACGCTGCGCCCAGCGCCGATAGCGGTGTGGCGCTGCCGGCCAGTACAAACGTGTTCTCACGCGCAGCCAGTTTGGAGACATACATCTTCCCGCTCCGTATGGCGCCCTGCCGCACCTCGAAAGCGTCGCCCTTTTGCGGCGCCCACAGCCGCCAGAGCTTTTGCGCGTCCGAGAACGCGATCCGCACGCTGTCCGCCCGGCCGTGCACGCAGTCCGTGTACACGCACCCGGTGACGGCCACGTCCGCTTCCAGGTTGATGTCCTTCCCCTCATAGATCAGCTCGATCATGTCAGCGCCTCCACGGCGGGAGCGTCGCCGGCGTTTCCGTTTCGATCTCAGGGACCGCCAGCACTTCCCCGCCTTCGAACACCACGGTATCGGAATAGGCCGGGTTCGCCGTTATCAGGATCAGCACATGCTTTTCGTTCCCGTAGAACGCGAGGGAGAGGAGGTCCCACGTGTCGCCCATCTGCGCGATGTATCCGGTCATGCGAACGCCAGCCTCCCTTCTTCTTCGGCGTACCGGTCCATCCACTTTTTGAAGCGCTCGAAATCGTCGTCCAGCACCTGCTGGAAGTCCTTTTTGTCCGCGCCGGGCGGGAGCGTGATCCTGGGCTGGTACACGAACGTATTGCCACCAAGGGCCATGCCCACTCCAGCAGCCGCTTCTTGCAAAAGCATCCTCGAACGCGGTTTGCTGTTGTGCGGTACCACGGTCTCGGGCCCCGCCTCGCCGATCACGGCCAGCGCCGGCCGGGTCACCGTTGCACCTTCGGCAAGGTACCCTATCGGCGTAATTTTGATGTTGATACCGAGCACCCCGCCGACTTCCCCAATCGTTACGTTGTACGCTTCCACCATGGCGTTGAGGATGCCGATGATTGTGTTAACCACCGCTTTTACTATCCAAATCAACGAGTTCCAGATGCCCTCGAAAATGGCCTTGATGCCTTTCCAGGCCCTTTCCCAGTCGAGCGTGAACACACCGACCAGGAAATCTATCACGCCTCTGAGGCCGTCGAGGAGCGGCTCTATGACCGGCATGATAGCGTTAAGCGCCTCCGTTAGCACCCTGCCGATCATCTCCGCCACCCAGCCGACCGCCTCGCCCACCAGCCGCAGGATGTCGTTCAGCGGCTCAAGCAGTTTGAGAAGCGGGGGCAGGAGCCTGTTGATGATCTTCATTCCCGCCTTCAGTAAAGGTCTCAGGGCCTTATTGACGCTCTCCAGCACTGCACTTAGTACAGGCAGGATCGCTTCGGCTATCTGCGTCAAAGGTTCAATAAGCGGCTCGATAAACATTTCAAGCCATTGCATACTGGATTCCAGCATTGGCATAAGTAAATCCGCGACCTTACCCAGCAGAGGAGCCAACTTATCTACCAAACCCGCGATTACCGCAAAAACCTTTTCAAATACAGGTAAAAACTTCTGGGCAAGATCCCCGATAATGGGCATCAGCTTCATGCCGATCTGTTCTTTCATGTCGCCGATAAGGTTCTGCGCCTGTTTGTACTTGCCAAAGTCGGTCTTCGCGATCTCCTCGTTCATGTTCCCGACGTTGTTGGTGATCACCCGGGCGAGCATGGCCGCGCGCTCGGTCTCGTTCCCGTATTTGAGGACCTCTTCCTCCGCTTTTGAAAACGTTATCCCGACACGCCGCAGGGCGCCGGTCTGGCCCTGCATCGCTTTGCCCATCAGGTTGGCGATGTTGACCATGTCTTCCTGCGTCGCGTTGACGCCCTTCTGCTGCGCGGCCAGATTGTTCATGGCCGGTATGAGGCTTTCAAGGGATGACGTCTGGTTCAGGAACGTCGACAGCTGCTGCCCCCCGGCGACCTGGAGTTCATCCCCGATGACGCCCAGTTTCTGCTGGGCGGAAGCCAGATCAAGGATTTTTTGGGTCTGGTCTTCGGTCGCGCCCATGCGCTGGCGCATGACCTCGGTCAGCTTTGTCTCGGCCAGCGCCTGTGCCTGCGCCGCGTCCACAGCCTCCCTGCCGAAGTTCACAACCGCGCGAAAAGCGAACGTCGCGCCGATGTACGCCGCGGCTTTCTTCGCCATGCCGGCAAACGTCGACTGCACCTTCCTCGACGTCTTCTGCGCCTCTCTCACCGTTTTGCTGTTGGCCTGCTTCAGCGCGCGCTGCAGCGAGGGGTCGACCTTGCCTTTGAGCTTAAGCAGTGTTTCCAGCGTTTTCGCCACAGGTCAGACCCCCTTCCTGCTTTCCTTCCGCAGCCTTTCGAGTTCCTTTTCCTGCATATCCCTGCGGATGCCGGTGACTTCCACGAGCACGTCCCAAAAATCAAGAAGCTCCCCGATCGTCATTGCCTGCGTCTCTGGGTAGCTTGTCGACGTGTCCATCGTGATCTGCACGCAGATCCGCTCGATTATCCGGAGGTATCCTCCATCTCCGTCTCTGTTTCCTCCATCGTCCCCGTCTCCCCGTCCGAATCGGTCAAGAAAAAAGCGCGGACCAGCTGCTCCATCCGCATGTAATCCCTGATGTGCAGGTTGTTAAGCTCCGTCGCGGGTATCTGCAGCGCGGTCGCCGCCGCGAAATACTCCTGCTGAACGCTTCCGTCCAGTTCGGGCATGTTCACCACATGCCCCTTTCTCTGAAGCCGTTTGATGATCGCCTTGTACTGCGCCGGCGTCACCGACTCGAGGTCGTACTCGATCTCCGTAAGCTTTTCGCCGTTATACATGAACGGCTTCATGAGCCTGAGTTTTTCCATGATTCCTCCTTACTTCCCCATGGCGGCTTTCAGTTTGGCCGAATAGTTCACGCCATTGATGATCACCACCTGGTTCAGCACGTCGAACTCGAAAAGCGTCGTGCCGTTCCTGGTCAGCTTGTAGTACCACGCGGCTATCGACGTCTCCAGTTCCATCTGCTCGCCTTTCTTCACTTCGATCTCAGGTAGCTTGGACGCCTGGCCTTTGACGATGGCCATGTACGTGTCGTACGCCCCCGCGCTCGTCGTCGAGATCTTGTCGACCGCCCACGTGATGCGGAACTGCACGCCGTCGGCGGCGAACACGGAAGCGTACCTGCCCTGCAGGGCGCGGGACGTGATGGACGCTTCCAGCGCCGCAATATTAAACACGTCCGGCTTGTTGAATGCCCCTGCAAGGCCGGCGCCGGTGATCTCGCCTTCGCCGTACTCCACGCCGGGGAGCTTGAACGCCGTCACGTCTTCAAGCATCTCGTACTTGCCTTTGTACTTCACGTCGACCGACATGTCCACGGTCTTACTCGCGATAGTGCGCGCCATTATTCTTCACCCCCCTGCTCGAATGCGGCGAAGCCTTCCGCCGTGTACTGGACCTCGCCGCTGATGCTGTTGACCGGCGGCGTCGGCGTTACCTTGATACCGTACGTCAGGTCGCCGGCGATCAGCTGGCGCGTCGTGTTCTCGGTCGGGTCGAGGTATATCTGCCCGTACAGGCTCGCCTCGATCGCGTTGTACCCGTTTAGGATGACCTGGTAGTCGTCGACGATCGCCCGGGCCGTGCGCACGGACATCGGCGCGTCGATCAGCTCGATGTTGCGTTCCTGGAAGTCGTTGCAGATGAAGTCGAGCATCTGCACGGTCACGTCGTTGTACTGCTCGGGCGGTATATCCGCGGCCCCCGCTTCCGAGTAGTTGGCCATGCGGTTGCCCCACGTGCGCCAGGCGCCCGCTACCCACTTGAGCGTGGTCACGCCGATAGCGTTCAACGCGTCCGCCTGCGTCTCGGTCAGCTTGAGCTTCGTTCCGTCGGCTGCGCACGGGTAATCGATCCCGGCGTCCTTGTTGCTCGGGCTTTCGTAGGGGATGTCCCCGCGCGCGATATCGGTGCGCATCTTCACCGCCAGCAGCACGGTCACCAGCGAGTAGACGAACCCGCCTTTGCTCGCGTACGGCCAGCACGCGCGCACCTGGGCGCTTGTGTACCCCGCCGAGGTCTTGTCCGGGGCAACGCCCGAGTACGCGGCCGAGGCCAGCTGTATGTACGCCTGCACGTACCAGTGCCCGCCGATCCTGCCGTTTGCTACGGCCTGCAGCCGCGCGCCCACCGTGCCGTCCCCGATCGCCGCGGCTTCCCATCCGGGCGCCGCGATCACCGCCGGGTGCCGCCGAATGTCCTGTTCCATCGTGTCCAGCGCGTCCAGCGTCGTCTCCGCCATCGTCAGCGGGTCCGGGATGACGACCACGTCGTACGTCGCGGTCTCGAACTCCATCGCCCCGGTCAGGTCGGTAAACACCAGTTTCTGACCGGTCTCGTCGTAAGCCACGGTGTAGTCCGTACCCAGAACCTTGCCGGTAATCTCAACCGTACTCAGTACGGCAAGGCCGGCCACGTTCACAGTGGCTGTACCGCCCGAAAAATTCAGCGTCGCCGCGTCGGCCGCCGCAGTATCCAGCGCAAGCGCGTTGACGACGCAGATGATCGGCCCCACCGGTTCTCTTGCGTACCTGAAATGCGCCGCGGCCGCTTCGCATAGCGACGCGAACATCGGCCAGGCCCCCGAAACCGGCTCGTAGTACCCCATATGCGCTTTGAATTCCTCAAAGCTGCTGCAGGCAAATGATTGTCCGGCTTTTTTGTCCCAGTCCGCACCTGTCTGCCAGTACGGCGCCATCCCGATGTAACAGGGCACGATCGCGCTGGTATCTACCGGCAGCGGCACGCTGGGGGTTTTTGCAGCTGTTACGCCTCTTAACAAGGCAATCACTCCTTAAACAGAATATTGCTCGGAGCCTCGCTGACGAGCTCCGCGTCGAAGGCGAGGTACCCGAAAGCGAACGGCCAGGTCATGGCCTGCGACGTGTACATCCCCATGCGGATCGGTTTCTTCCATGCCGTTCCCTCAAGCGTCCACTGCATGATGAGCTTGTCTTTTAGGAACTGCAGCAGGTTGAGCGCGTCCAGGAACGCCTGGTAGTCCGGTACGCTGCTGTTGACGTAATCGATTTCCGAATATGTGCAGACTTGGACGAGGATCCCGACGACCCCGCCGTCGTAGTCTTCCTCTGCCTCCTCCATGCCCACGAGGACGTACGGCGCGCGGAAGAACTGGCCGGGCAGGTCCGCCATGAAATTGCTGTGCGGGAGCCCGCCTACGTACACCCCCGGAATAGTATACCGGTCCGCGTCAAGCTGCGGGGCTGCGCCTTCCTGGTCCTGCGCGTCGTTTGGCGGCGTCGCCCGGAGCCTGTAGTTGTGCTCCTGCAGCTTTTCCTCAATGTATTCCTTGATCCTGTTCAGGATCATGTACGGGGTCATTTCGGTTTGCCTCCTGCTCGTTTGATGATCTGCTCGACCTCATGCCGGAACCGCTTATCGTACTCGGTCTGCATCGTTTTCTGTACCGTCTGCTGTACCTTCTTGTTGGCCATCTGCGCGATGGACACCGCCTTGACGGGGCGCACGGCCTTCGGCCCGCGTCCGGTTCTTTGCCAAAGCATTCCGGCAGGTTTTCCCGGCAACATAAAAAACCTTGTGACTTTCTTTTGGCCTTTTTTTACTGTAAGATGATACTTCTTTCTTCTGCGAACAGCTATTCCGGCTTGGCTCTCAAAGCCCCCCGGTGTAACTCCGAAATGCGTTGTCGTAAGCATCCTGCCCTTAGTACCGCCGCCGTAACGGATAAGTCCTTTCTGCGGCTGTTTCTCGGACAGGCTGCGCACGTCGCCCATTTTGATCCTGTACTGCGACGTGATGGCCCGGTTCCCCGCCGTGTACGCCGAGGACACGGCCCGCGACACCGACCGTTTGATTGCGCTCTCGTACTGCTTCTTCGTCATGAACTTCTTCATGCTCTTCTGGAACCCGGGGTCCAGCCTTATATCAACGTTCAGCATCACGGGCTCCCCGCAATCAGTGTGATCACATACACGCCCATGTCTTCCTGTACGTCCCAGACAGTGAACAGCGCGCCGTCGAAGCGGTGCGGCGTGCCCTCTTTCGGCCTCGGGATCGCGCCTACAGGCACGTAAACCGTCAGAGTGCCCGAAGGGAACGCCGGGTACTCCGTGCTGTTGCTCGAGCGCACGACGTTGGAATCCAGCACCGCAGGGACTTCTTCGCCGTCCCAGGTGTGCGGGTCGCCGCTGTTGCGCCCGGCGAACTCGTTTTCGTTAAAGAAAACGCCGGCCGCGTCCCTCCTGACAGTGTCCTTGAACCCCAACGCTTCACACCCCCTGACAGCCGGAAGGCGGCTCCCGTAAGCCGCCTTTTACCGATTTTTTTGTTATGCCGCTTCGTCGAGCACAGTGGCCACGAACCAGCTATCCACTTCGTGCGGCACGGGCAGCGGCCTGGACTCGAGCGAGAGCATCCTGCGGTCCGGGTTCTTCTCTATCCACGAATCCGCGACCTTTTCTCCGATCACCGACCGGAACCCGGAAGCCGACGCGGGATCCGCGATGGTTATCTCGCCGTAGTAAATGTCCGCCCGCATGTTGGTCGACCCGAGCAGCACCGTGCCGGAGGGCACGATCGGTTCCTCGGCCGGGTTTACAGGGTCCGTCCAGTCGTCAAGGAACCACTCGTCGTAGATGTAGATCGACAGGTTCCACTGGGGAATCGTGCCGCCGTAGGTCACGTTCTCCGAAAGCATCCTGGGCTCGATCACGGCGAGGTTCATGTTGAGGATGTCGAGCAGTTTCTGCACTTTGGCGTGGTTAATGAACGCGCTGTACGCATCGCGCGCCATCAGGCAGACGTTCGGCGTACGGTACCCGTTCTGCTTACAGGCCAGTATCCATCTTTCGAGGTCGTCGAGGGGCTTTGACGTCTCCGCGCTCCACAGCGCCGCGCCCTCGAGGGTATCCGTGTTCGTAAAGGAGAAATCGATCTCGTAGTTCACGCCCTCGCCCACCACCGGGATCTTGCCCGTGAGCATGGCCCGCGAGCACATCCACTCCTCACGGCGGATGATCTGGTCGTTAAATTCGATCAGCTTGTCGGTCATGATCTGGATCGCCCTATCTTCCCGGGTCAGCCCGCCGTAGACGTTCTCCCCGGGCGCCCTGACCGACAGGTCCTCGATCGTGAGGATGTCGAGGGGCCGGAGCACCGGGGTTTCGAACGTATCGGTCTTGTAACCGATCTTCTCCACGGATTTCCCCGCGCCTCTCGGGTTGATGAACGGCGCGATGCGCCGCTTGCCCTTGTAGAAGTCCACGTCGATCTTCGTCCCGGTAACGGGGACGCGGCGCTTGAAAAACGTGTCCCGGAAGAAACCGCCCGTGGACGGCATCACCCGGACCATTTGATCCATCACCCTCGGATCAAATATGCTGATTGCCATGTTTCCCTACCTCCTACGCTTTCTGCGATTTCTTCAGGAAGATGCCCTTACACGCAAGGACGTCCCTGTTCTGGTCCGGCGTAGAACCGCCGCCCAGGCCCACCCTGTTCTCGTTGAACTCGCCCGTCCTGTAGACGAGGATGGTCGCGGTCTCGCCCGCGCCCGTCGTTTTTGCCTCCGCCGCGATACCGAAAACGGAGAAGATGTCCGCCGCGGCGTCCGCCCTGACCCAGTTCTCGCCGGGGGTCACTGCGACCGAGCCGTCGCCCGTGTCGGCGGCCGGCGTCATCGCGAGCCGGAGCAGGTCCCCGCGCGCAACGGTCTGCGACGCGCCGAGAACGACCGCGTCGGTAATAATGGGGAAAGCCCCCGCGACCAGGTTGTCGTAGTTCAGAATCTCGCTCACTGTCGTTACCTCCCTTTAGCCGCTTTCTCGGCTACTTCTTTGACGTGGGCCTGCACGGCCGCCAGTTCGCCGTCCGCGCCCGGCGCCGCGGCGCCCGGCACCTCGTTTGCCTTCTGCGCGTCCTTTGCGACGCTGTTCAGATACGCCGCGGTGACCGTCTTGCCTTCTTTCATGGCGCTGAAGGCAAGCTTCTCCGCGGTCATGCCGTCCTCGTATTTCGCCTTTTTGAAGAAGTCCGCGTCTATGCTGCCCTCCAGCTCGTCGATCGCCTTCAGCCTCGCTCTTTCCGCCGCCACGCCCGCGTTGAAAACTTCGTCGTAGACGGCCGGGGCCTGCGACCTCAGGTCCTCAGCATTTTTCAGTTCCATCGTTTCTACCTCCGCCTCTGTGTTTTTCTCTTTATCCGCAGCGGCAGGCGCGGCCAGCTCGTTCCCCGCCTGCAGCGCCGGCCTGTTTTTGTAGCGCGAGAGGTCGTGCGCGATTGAGTTGACGATCAGCATGTTCCCGTTCAGGACCGCCGCCGGCGCCTGTTCGCCGAACATCGTCTCGTCCGCGAAACCTTCACGCACCGCTTCTTCGCCCGTCAGCCACGTTTCCGCGTCCATGAGCTTTGAAATGGCCTTTCTGTCTTTCCCTGTCCTGGCCGCGTACGCGCTGATCATCCCGTCCTTTATCACGTCAAGGTCCCCCGCCATCTTCTTCAGCTCGGCGGCGCCAAACATCCCGAGCAAAACGCTCATGGGGTTGTGGATCATCATGTACGCGCTGGCGGGGATCATGACCCTGTCCCCGGCCATCACCACGACCGTCGCCGCGCTGGCCGCGATCCCGTCCACCTTCACGACGATCTCGGCCGCATGCTCCCTGAGCGCCGTGTGGATGGCGCTGGCCGCGAACACGTCGCCGCCGCTGCTGTTTATCCGGACCGTGATCCGGCGTTTCTCCCCCAGCCCCTTCAATTCGTCGAGGAACTGTTTGGGGGTGACGGCGTCTTCCCCGCTCCACCACGTCTTTTCGCTGGCCAGAACGCCGTAAAGGAGCAGTTCCGCTTCGTCGCCGCCGTCGTCCACGAAATCCCAAAACCTATTCGTCCGGGTCAAACGGTTCGGGTCTGTCCGGGATAAGCTGCCCATCGCCTTGCACCTCCTGCATGATTTGCTGTTCGCGCTTCAGCTGCGTGACGTTCCGGTCAAAATCGCCACCGGTGAGTTCCATCGTCTCGCGCTCGCGCGTGCTGAGACCGTTGTTGATACGCACGACCGCGGCGTTGGCTTCCTTCAGCGGGTCGACCTGTCCGGGAGCCGGCCCGTTCCATTCCGCCGCGGACCACGCGCTCCGTTTTGCCGCGTCGTCAAAAAACCCGGGAGCGGTTATCCGCCCTCGGGCTATCGCCTCCGCCAGCCATTCCTCGTAAACCGGCTGACAGAAATCGTTTGCGAACCACGTCCTTCGCATCCTAAACATCTTCCAGGCTTCGAGCAGCGCCGCCCTCGACGCCGAGTAGCTCGACTGGAAACTCTTCTGGAGGAGTTCCTGCGGTATCTCCAGCGCCGCGCCGATCTGCCGGCAGAGCGCGTTGACGAACCCGTCAAACGCCGTGTTCGGCCTCTGCGGGTTCGCTACCTCGATCGATTCGTCCGGGCCCAGTACGTTGATCGCGCCGCTGCCCATCTCGTACGCCGCGGGGTCTTCCGGGGCCACCTGCTGTTCCACCGGGATCGCGCTGCCAAGCGGCATTTCCGCCGGCGACGCCGTCTTGATGAAGACGGTGAACATCGAGGACACGACCGCCGCCATCAGTTCGGCCTCGGAATACCTGCTCACCTGTTTCAGCTGCTCGACCACCGGCGCCAGCATCGGAACGCCGCGGCGCTGCTCTGCCCGCTCGCAGTCCATCAGGTGCAGGATGTTCGGGCGCCCGGTCCGTTCCCCGAAGGCGGGCACCCGCGTCCACGTGAGCGGCGTGTCCAGTCTCGTGTACGAGTACGGGTACTTCGACGCGACGTGGTACGCGACGGCCGCTCCGCTGCCGTCGATCTCCACCCCCGATACGATCAGGTTGCCGTTGTCCGGGTTCCGCGTCTCCACCGAAAGGACGCCGCTCGTAACAGGCGAACCATAAACGTTCGGGTTGCAGACCCTGTCTCCCTCGATCAGGTGGAGGCGCAGGCCGTAGGGCATGTACGGCTTTACGTCCCCAAACTTAAGCAAAACGAACGTGTCGCCGTTCATGATCCAGCCGAGCTGCGCGATCTGCTGGAGTTCGTAGAAATTGTTCATCTTCAGCGCGTCGCAGTGGAGCGACCGCGCCCAGAGGTCGAATTCGCGTTCCGTGTTCTGCTCCCACGCGTCCGCTTCCTCTTCCGTAAGGCCCAGGAACGCCGCGTCGATGCGGGACTTCAGGCGCAGGCCGGAGCCGATCACGTTTGTCCTGGTGGTCCTGAGCGCCGCCCTGCCCAGCGGGGCGTTCATGTCGAGGTCCCGGCACCTGCCGCGGAGAGTGTGCAGGTTCGCGTCGATGTCCTCTTCCGGCGAGATGCTCCGCGCCGTCCACCCGCGCATGGACTTTTTTGCCGTCGACGCGCCGCCGTCGCCGTAGCCAGTGTTCATCACCCGGACGATCTTCCTCGCGGCGAGCCGGCGCAGCCCTTTCTCCGGGTTTATGATCATCGCCAGACGGTCAAACACGTTCATAACCGCTCACCGCCTTAAAGATCGCGGGGGATCACGCCGACGCAGGCGTTCCTGCCCCTGCCGGCCGCGGCGGCTTCTTCTTTGGCGATTTCCGCCTCGAGGTACTTGATCATCGCCGCGATCTCCCGAAGGTTCGCCCGCGTAAGGTTACGGCTCCCGATCGCGTAGCTCTGCGCGCCGCTCAGTATGGCCGTTTCGCAGTCCAGATACTGCTGAAGGCGCGTTTTCAGCGCCTCCGAACGTATGTTCGTCACGGTCTTTCACCTGCTTTTCCCCGGTTTTCCACTACAAAACCACCCCTTTTGAGATGTTCCCGCGGCGTTTTAACGCCGGGTTTGCCCCGGCCGGGCCGGGCTTTGTCCCCTGATTCCGGTCTCCGTTCAGCCGTTTGTCCAGCATTTCGAGCGCCGGGTTGAGGATATCGAGCGCCGCCGTGGCGTAGTTACGGATGTCGAACGGCTCGTTCCGTGCGCCGGACGTGCGTTTTTCCCACCGGATGACGGCCTGTCCTTTGTTGTACCGGGTCACGCGGCGCTCCGATGTCAGGCCGTCGAAGTAGTCCGCGTCGTACCCGCGCTCAGCTTCCATCGGGAAGCTGCAGTACCCGGGGTCGTCCTCGAACTCCACTTTCAGCCGGCTCGTCACCGTGTCCTTCCCCACGTCGACGCCGATGTTGAACAGCCAGACCCCCGCCGCGTTCCGGTGCTTCGGCCTCTGGATGAACGGGACGCCGCTGCCGCCCTGCCCTTTGATCGCCCACACCCGGCGCGTTTCCCGTGCCCGGCAGTACCGGTACACCTCCGTGGTGTAGTGGCCGCCCGAGTCAACGCAGGCGCTCATGATCTCCAGCTGCTGCCCGTCCCGCCTTGTGTATTTCCTGCCCAGCACAGCGTCGAGCTGTTCCCACACGAAGTCCTGCCCCGGGTCGCCCATGATCACGCCGTAGCGGATTCCCCAGCTCCTGTGCCCGAGGCCCCAGCCCACGACCTCGTACTCGAGGCGGTTGTCCTGGACGTCCACGCCGCAGGTCAGGCAGAGCGCCTCGTCCGGGACCTCACAATTGTACATCTTCCGCCGTTTTGCGATCAGTTCGCCGGCGTCCAGCTCCCCGAACTCTTCCCAGGGGTTCCCCAGCGAAGTGTTCACCCAGGTTTTCAGGGTCTCCGGGTTCTTCTTCGCTTCCAGGAAGTCCTCGACGAACCTTTTCCACGGCTTCCAGGGCGAGGCGAGTTCGTTGAGGTGGAACCCCCGCTTGCTCTGCCGCTCCGGGTGCTCCGCCCGCCATTTCCCCGTCCCCGATTTCCAGGCGATTTCGTCCGACAAAGCGCCGCAGGACATGCAGACCATACCCACCGACGTGACCCTTTTCTTGTCGTCGCGTTCGAACTTCACGTTCTCCCACAGCAGCGGCTGGTACGTCCCGCATTCCGGGCAGGGGAGCGTCCATTCCTCCATGGTGCTCGAGTTGTATTCGCGTTCGATCGGGCTCGCGTCCTTGACGGTAGGCGTGCTCGTGAACACGTGCTTGCGGTTCCAGAACGTCGTCGTGCGCTTGATCGCGAGCGAGAGCGGGTCCCCTTCCCTGCCCGCGGTCACGGGGAACCTGTCTATCTCGTCGGCAAACACGATCCGTATCGGCCGCGACGCGAGCTGCGCCGGGCTGTTCGCGCCGATCAGCGTGATATGCCCGCCGGCGAACTTCTTGTGCTTGATGGTGTTGGCCGTGTCCCGTGACTTCGCTTCGGCGGTCTTCGACGCCAGCGTCGGCGACGTCTCCAGCATCGGCTGGAGCCTGTCCTTCGAGAGCGACTGCGCCATGTCGTCCGTCGGCATGATCATGAGGATCGGCGCCGGGTCATAGTCGATGAAGTACCCGATCGAGTTCAGGATAATTTCCGTTTTCCCTACCTGCGCGGAGGACATGATTACTACCGTTTCTACGGCAGGGTCCGAGACCGCGTCCATGATCTCCCGCTGGTAGGGCGCGCGGTCCGTCCGCCACTGCCCGGCCTCCGCCGAGCTCTCCGTAGACAGCCGCCTGTACGCGTCCGCCCACTCGGAGACCGTTAGCTTCGGAGGCGGCGCGATCGAGCGCGCGATCTCCCTGAACAGCTCGCAAGTCTTCCTGTCGGTCATTCAAATCAGCTCTCGTCTTCGCCTTCTTCCCCCTCGATCTCGTCCGGGCTGAAAGCGCCCGGGTCGTAGTCGCTGAGTTCCAGGAGGCATTCGTCGATCTCTCTGCCGATAAGGCCGGCTGTCTCCGCCATGCCCATCCCCGGCCTGATCTGGGCGGCTATCTTCACCGGCAGCGACCGTATCCGGCCCTTGAAAGTGCCCAGCATAGCGGTCATCACGGTTTTTACAGCGTCGGCGCGGTGGTACTGGCCGCGCATGATCGCGAGCTTCAGTTCCGCAGTCTCGCGCTTCGCTTTCTCCAGCCGCGCCTGCTCCCGCGCCCTGAGCACCTCCGGCTCGTCCTTGTCCCTCGCCGTGTCGTTCTTCGTCTTCAGGTAGAGGATGTACTGCTTGACGACCGGCACCAGCTCGAAGGCGCCGTTTGCTTTCCGGGGGATAATGCCTTCCTCGACCATCTGCCGTATGCGGCGATCGCTTACGCCCAGAAGGTTGGCCATCACGCCCGTCGTCACGACGACGCCGTCGATCGATCTGTGCTTTTTGCTCTCCATGTGACCACCTTAGACCGGCCCCAAAAACGGAAGGAAGCGGCCTTGAAAATTTTTCGGCAGCTAGACGAATTTCGGGCTTCGCCAGCTCCGCTACCCCCCGGGGCCCCTGAAAGGACCCGCAAACCCGCATGAACAGGGATTTCTTGACAATACCAGCATTATATGGTACAATGCACCAGTATTCTAAATGTACCGATTGATTTCGCATTGTTTTGTAAGTCATTCATTCATTTAATGATTTACAAAACAGTGCGTTTTTGTTTGTACGGAATATAGAATTTTTAGGAGGTACCTTAAATGAATACAGGTACAGTTAAGTGGTTCAATGCAGACAAAGGATTCGGATTTATTTCAAACGATGATGGCGGTGATGATGTATTCGTACATTTTTCAGCAATCATGACGTCTGGTTTTAAATCTCTTGATGAAGGCCAAAAAGTATCCTTTGACACTGAAACAGACCCCAAGAACAGTTCGAAGCTTCGCGCTGTTAACGTCAGTTTAGTATAGTCTTCACACCACGAAAGTGGCCTCCCCATCATCGGGGCGGCCACTTTTATTTATATGCTCCTCCTGCACGTAAAAAGCCCCGGGCATTGCCAAGGGCTTTTAATCCTCCTGATAAGAAAAAGTTGATGTAATTTGCGCTGTAGATGTATGGTGATAGCTGCAAACTTAATTTTCACCCACAGCCACAGCTACTACCGCCGCCGCAACCGCAGCCGTCTCCGCCAAAGCCGCCGCAGCAGCACAGCAGAATGATTATCCAAAGGATACTCGAACAGCCGCCGTTGCCACACGAACTGTTTCCACCAAAAAATCCGCCCATTTATTCTTCTCCTTTTCTTCAGCGTTTTTTACTGAACTGTTCATAGTACGTTAACCATGGATGTAACGTGCATGATATGAGAAGAATAAATTTTCGGGATTCTATTCATGCTCCGTAGATAGCTACTAGGCTAATAATTCCGCACGATCATCTCACCGTACCTGCGCCTCCCTCTTTGGTCCCTGCTGATGGAGTAGCGCACGTTATGTTCCGTCACGTCGAAACCCGCGAACAGCTCGCGGACCTCGACTTGTCGCCCATCCACCCGATCGGTCTCTTGTACTTATTCTCACTCCCTGGCTGCATGAAAAAGAGCCGCGAAAGGCGGCTCTCATCAATTAACTAAATACTTTCGATAACTGCAAAAAACGTAAAAAACAAAAAATTTCCCCCGATAAATTCTAGGTTATTCAGTCACCATTAAAATATTCAATAATCTCTTCCCAGTTTTTGCCTACTCCACACTTTCTAGTCGTTCTCCCTTGGCACCAAATTAAACCCGTTCTTGTTACGACTAGGTCACCCAAGTGTTCATTCTTCGTGGTTCGAACCTCTAACTCAATACCCTTGTTCTTCA